GCACACCACCCCTTCGAAATCTTTCAAAGCTTCTTGCATTCCCGCGGACGCGGCGACCCCCAAAACCGCCCCAACATTTTTGAAACCAAAGAGTTCTCTTAAACTCAACGCATCGAAAATACTTTCTGCGATGTAAACCGGTTCATCCTCACCCGGTTCTGCTCGGATATCCAACCAAAACTTTTGAACGGTGTCATCTACCAACCAAATAAAGAATCTTTTCTCTTGCAAAAATCGAATCCAAACTCCTTGTAGTTGCCCAATTCTGTTACGCATTGGAATTACAATAGAATCTGGAACCTGATATTCCTTACCCCGATAATTGAACGATCCTTCGAAATCATAAGCTTCCAAATCCACAGACAATCCACGGGATTTGAGATATTCTCCGGCAGGAGAGTTTTCGGTTACGCGATTTTGTAACAAAGGACTAAACTTCGATCTTTGAATCATTAACCGAAGGTTATGTTTGAACTCTGCTAATTTTTGACTGATATCCATTATTTGATTAACCCTAATTTACGGAAATGTTCCAACGTTTTATGAAAGGTATCTTCCAATTGGGTTGTTTTGGTAATATCGATACCTTCTTCATATTCTTGTATTAACCAGAAGAATGCACCATATTGAGATTCGTCCATTTTGGATGGCTTAACATCTAAAGAGATCTCCGCCAAAACAAACTCTTCATCTAAAATAGGCTCGTACACGAACATGGTTACCACGCCGCGATCTTCACTTAAACATAATTCCGCATCATGCGTTACACGCAAAATTCCGTGGTTCCAATGAACATCTAAAGTTCTAACCCCTTCCGGTTTGTAAGTAGTGATATTTGAATAAGCCATTTTGAATCTCCTGATTAACTTAATGTTTGTATTATAATAGAACTAAAATTTAAAATCAACCCCTTTTTGAAAAAAAAAAATTTTTGAACGTGTAAAGTTTCGGTTACCAAAACTTGAAAGTTTTAAAATATTTTTGCAAAAATAAAACCTCTCAAATCTACACTTTAGTGTCTAAATGAGAGGTCTTTAAGTTATGCCCTACCGCGAGAGCGGAGATTGTTTAGTATAATGCAATGTAAACTAAATTAAATGCTATCTAATAAGCTATCTAAATCGTTAGATTGTTCTTTGTGAAGAATTTGAGCTTCGGTTAAGCCGGTTGCGTCAACCACTTCAGCAGATTTTGCGCCTTGCGCAGTTGCTGGAGTATCACGGAACATTACGTAATTTAACTTCTCTTGCAATTCTTCATAAGATTTGTAAGCTTCTGGTTTTAAGAAGTCATCTAAAGGATAGCAATTTTCCTTGATGAAGGTGACAGCTTCTTCTTTAGAATCGAATACAGAAGTCACGGCATCCACTACGGAAGATTTTTCATAAGTGATGAAACCGGTAGCAGCTTTACTTGACACCAATTTGAAGTTATGACCTTGTAAAGGATTGAATAAAGCTTTTGGTTCTGCTCCTAATGCGCGGTCCGCGTCTGATGGGAACATCGCGTTTTCTAACATCAATTTTAAGCTTTGAGATAAGTCCAGTAAGAAAACTTTACCCTCATTAGCCGGTTCTGCCGGATCTTTGATTACAAGAATGTTCGTATAGAAACGCGTTTGACGCGCGAATTGACGAGCTTCTTCTTTCTTACCAGCTTGCCATAAGTCGGCCCACATTTTGTGGAATGGATCTGGTTGGTTAATATTTTGCGGAGATAACTCAGAAACCCAACGACGCTCTGCACCTTTCTGACCATTACAATTAATACGGTACAGTTGTTGCAAAAGTTTCATATTCGGATCTGGTAAGAATCGGATGATCGCAGCACCATTACCGTTCTCGTCACGTTTGAGTTTATAGAAACGATCGTCACCAAAATCTGATTTCTTTTCACCGAAAGCTTGTTCTTGTGATGATGCTAATTTGTCAAAATCGAATGATTGAATGTCCATAGAATTTTCCTCTTATTGGATTGATTGAAAATTGAATTGTTTACGTAATTGAATTGTTTAAATTGAATTACATTAATAATATTAAAATCACTTTAAAAATTTGTCTACTAAAATTTACTAAAAATTTTAAAAACTACAAATCACCCGCCCCGCGGAATGATTGTAGTATTTATCTTCACTGAACCTCTAGGCGCTCAGCAACCCTCAGTACAATGAAGATATTCACAGAGCTCTAAAAACTTGGAGTTGTGTTTATAAACAGGATTCCAAAATCTGGATTTTTCAATCCACTCTTTCGGTAACTTATCCTTAGAGTTATTATAGTCGCTAACCGGAATACCTTCAAACATTTTGTTAAAAATATTCAGTTTTTGACTCAAACCAAAGTTCGCCTGTCTTACTAGATCCTCCATACAAAGTTCATAACCCTCTAATCTCTTCGCAATGCGATAGAATTTCTCGAAGTTTAAGAATGAATCAATGTCTTTAAGATCTATCGAATCTCTTACTTTTTGAGCTTTCTCCCCAAACACTTCAAGCTTTTGCGTCTCCGCAAATTCTTTGATATTTTGATAGTTGGTTAAACTTAGATTACATTTCGTTTTCGAGTTGATCGAGGTAACTGAATTGAAGTTCAAACTGCACAGTCTCGCAAAAGTTTTGCTACTATCAATGTTCCAAAGCTTACGATGATATTTCAAAATCGCTAAGAATCTCCCTACTGGAGACAACGAGCGATCCCCATCCTCGTTGAATACTACGCCACTGATAGTATCGTTGCCTTGCAGGATGTTAAACTTCTCTTCTTCCAAACTAGGTACGAAGTTTTTCGTAACGCGCTTGATAAAACATTCAATACTTCCAGAATTTCGACTACGTCGAATCATTTGGATGCTTTGAATAACCGGAATAACGTTACCTGGGTCATAATGATAATGAGATCCCCTTAATCCCATTACATTTACCCCAACACTTACGCTAGGGCTATACACAATAGCTCCAAGCTTCGCTAGCTTATAATCTTCTAAAATCTGGTTTCTTACTTCCATCGAGGTTCCCGAGTTAATTAAACCTACCGTTACCCCCGCAGATTCCAAGAAATGCTTAATGCTTAAACCAGCAGAAACACTAACGCAGCTTACTACTAAACCACCAGCTCTATTGTTTATGATAGATTGCAAGAATGAGCTAACATCTTTATGAATGATGACATTCGTTGGATCTTTGGTTTCGTTACTTACCCAAATCACGTTTTTGAATTTTGTTGGGATTAAATCCAACGCAATCTTCTCCATAAAAGCGTCGCAAATCATCATACTCCGAGATTTGTTCATCAAAGCTAGCATTTTAGAAAGATTATGTTCCCGGTTACTCGCAATACTGGAAGTGATATGTTCACATAAAGTCATAAACTCGTCGATTATGATAGTATCGAAGTGGTTCACTTTAGTGTCGATTTTGTATAAACTATCAAATTGACAGATGAATAATCTCGTATTGTTTTCTAACTTATGTTTATTATAAACTCTAACTCCATCTTCTTTGAAACGCTCATAGAATTCATCCGCTAGCGAAACTCGAGGAGTAATAATCAAGCAAGAATTTGACTTATTCATAAAATCTCGGATTACTCGAGTTTTTCCGGAACCCATTGGAGATCTAAGAACCAAACAACCCTCGTTACTAATACAAGAATTAATCTCTGCGTTCAAATTTGCCGAATCTAAAGACCCAAGCTCTACACTCTTATTCTCATAGATACGTTCTTTGTTACCCCAATCCAGCAATTCTTTTACCGGAATGCTAGATCTAAAGTTTTCAATTTTATAACGACGCTTAAATTCTTTTTGAATATCTACTCGCTCACCGGTAATTACGTTAGTGATTTGAAATGGATTGCTATCAAAGAATACAAAATCTCCCATCTGCTCGTTGACGAGAATTACGGATTCCTTGTATTCATCTCTTACCTCAAATCCAAGCTCTTTGAATAATCCTAAACAAACTTGGCGAATATCCGGAGTAAACTGCCAGCACATCGCATCTTTAAATTCGTCCAGATTGAACAAAAATCCATCTTCATTGCAGGTTAAGATTCCGTTATGACCGCTTGCGGTAATCTGGGCTTTTCGGTAGAGACTCGTATTAATCTTAGCCAGTTTTGGATCTAATAGTTTTGCTAATTTTTTAGAATCCTGCAAAATTTTAGATCTTGTTGAGCTAGGTATGCAAAGCACAATTCTAAAATTAAAACTAAACAAATCATCCGAAGATTTTGTCTTAAAAGACACATGACGGAATGGTTTGAATCTTTGCAAAATCAAATCTCTCGAATCTTTATCCTGCACATCATTAAAATCCAGGATCATATACTCGCTAGAGTCTGCGATATGACGTTCTAAAAAGGCGGATTTTCTCGAAGATTGTTTTGAACATCTTAATGGAAAGTTTAAGATATAGTACTTTTTGAAGAGCCCTGCTACCTCT